GAGGTTCTCCGAGCGCAACGAGACCAGATCCTGAATCAGTTTGAACGGGATCATGGTTTAGACGCGATGTCGGATGAAGACCTCAAGGATTTTCGCCAAAAGCTTGGACGAGAAATTGGTGATCTTACGGGGGGCACATTACCTCCTATTAGTAAATTCTCCAGTTACCTCGAAAAAGCTTGGACCCTGATGAATGTAACCAAATTAAAAGAACAAGGAAAGCTTGAAGGTATTGCTGAGTTCCGTCGTGCGCAGTCGGGGACATTTAGTCCCACACCTTCGTCTTCGACCACCCCAACGGGTGTGCCGAGTTTGACCAAGGAACAACTGGAAGTCGCACGAAAATCAGGCATCTCGTCTGAGGACTACGCAAAATCTCTCCAAGCAATCCAGAAAGATAGAGGAGTATAAAATGGCAGGCTTTGAGTATAGGGGAAACCTAAACGGATCTGAAAACCCTGTAACCATCGCTGTCCCCATCAATGACTCCGACACAGTGAAAGTTGGAGACGCTCTTCAACTCGAGGCTTTCTCTTCTGGTGGTGGCTGTAAAAGAGCTGCTGCTGCGACTGAGGTTCTCGGTATTTGTGTCGGGATTGTGAACAAAGATGGGATTGACTTGGATAACGCTAATTCGGATACCTATGATGGTACCTGGACGAGCTCAACCAAGACTTATGCTGCTGCTGCTGATAACATGAGCGATAAGCTCGTGAAGGCTTTAGTCGTCGTTGACAAAGGTGCGTTGTGGTACAACGATTCGGCTGGAACCTTGGCTATTGCAGATGATCTCAAGTTCTTTGACCTGACGGATCAGGACCAGATTGCAGATCAAGATGGTGCTGATAACGCGGGTGCTTTCATTCTGTGGAAGAGGGATCCTGATGGGGATGCAGATGCGTCCAAGGGTATCTTCAAAATAGCTGAAAGTGAACTTGATGCTTACGCGCAACAGTAACGATTATTAATTAGGAGGATTAAAGAATGGCAAGTCTAAGAGCATCTTTTGGTGACTTGCTTGAACCTACGTTCAGGAAAATCTTTGACGACCGCTACAGTGAAATACCTGAAGTGTTCCCATCTATTTTCCACGTGAACACCTCTGAAAAGCAGGAAGAGCATGACAGTGCCGTTACGGGTTTCGGACTTCTTCAACTAACGGGCGAAGGTCAAAATATAGATTATGATGACCCCGTTCAGATGTACGACAAAACCTACTCTCATCTGAAGTACACCAAAGGTTTCAAGGTGTCTCAGGAGTTGTGGGAAGATGATCAGTACAATGTGATGAACAAGAAACCATCCGCTCTGGCTAGAGCGGCTCGTAGAACAGTAGAATATCAAGCTTCGAGAATCTTCGTTCGGGCCTTCACATCCACCCAAGTTGGTGGTGACAGTGAAGAGCTTTGTTCGACCTCTCACGATAGAAGTGACGGTGGTACAGCTCAGTCCAACGCTTCCGCAACAGGAATTGTGTTGACCGAGCCCAACCTCGAAACTGGTATTCTGGCACTGCGTGGGCAGCTTGACGATCGTGGTCAGTTGATCATGACCAAAGCTGACAAGCTTATTGTGCCCCCAGCATTAAGGAAAGAGGCAATGATTATCACTGGCTCTAACCTTCGATCTGGTACGGCTGATAACGACATTAATGTCGACAAAGGCTTGAGTGTTGTGGATTGGGACTACATCGGCGCAGTGGCTGGTGGTTCCGACACAGCATGGTTCCTGCTTGACAGCAGTCTCCACGAACTTAATTGGTTCTGGAGAGTTCGCCCAGAGTTCAAGCAAGACCATTCCTTCGAAACCGACATGGCCCTCTTTAAGGCCAGGACCCGATTTAGTGTTGGGTTCTCCGACTGGAGAGGTGTCTGGGGTTCCGCTGGAGATGGGGCTGCATATAGCGGCTAGGATTGATTCCGAAGCGGGCGGACTAGGGTTTTCCTGGGCCATCTTCGTATCTTAATACTATCACAAAGTTATCCACTTGACATTGTTTTTA